AAGTCTCTTGGCGGAGAGATTTGGCTTAAGGTGGATGCCATTACTCGCCACTATGGAATGACTCACTTCACCTGGGACGCCGCAGCACTAATGCCAGTGTCAAGCAAGATCCCGAAGGGCTCCTAGTCCCTACCGCGGGCGCCCCTGTGGGCCCTTCTGCAGCCTAGGCTGTATGCCTCCGATAGATTCTTTCGGTGTATTTCAGCCTGCCCATTGAAAAACTTGTAGATGGTCCCGTCAGAAAAGGTAACAGACCCTTCAAGCGGACCATTTACCTTGATCCTGATGAGCGGATTGTACTCAGACATGGCTTTTGCAATCAGTTTCCGAGCCATGTAGTACAGGTTGTCTTGGTCTTCTTTAATCTTTTTCATACTCCCCCAAAAGGAAAGGGGCCGGGCTTTCGCCCGACCCCTCTCAGCCTAGATCGTCAGTTGACGATTAGACGGTTACGCGAATCTTCGCGTTGAACTGCGGCGCCTTGTTCGCAAGACCAAACATCACATACATGATGTAGAGGCGCGAAAGGGAACCGTTGACCCCGACTGGGATCTCAAGGGTCGTGATGCTATCCGCACCGAGGTACGGAAGGCTCCACGAGTCCTCGTCAATGACGTACATATCGCGGTAGTTCGCCGTTGTAGGCGAAGTTACCGTGTACGAGCCGATGGAGTCGCCCGCAACCGCAAGGATTGGGAGCGCGCCTGCGGCCGTGACGACCTGACCGAACGTCGCGCCTGCGGCCTGATCGGCTTGTGCAGGAGCGTTGTAGCGGACAAGGTTCGTCAACTCGTTCACAAGGCCAGCGTAGTCCGTTGGCGTGCAAACGATTGCCGATGGGTTTCCACCGTTGTCAAGAACAGCGGCAACAGCGCTATTGATCGTCGCGAGATAGGCAGCGGTGCCCTTCGTTACGATCTCGCCCTGACCAGCGGCCGTGCCCAAGAGCTTGCGGAGACCGTCAAACGCGTTCGCATCATATGCGCCGAGTTCGGTGGTCGCGCCGGCACCCGAGGTGACCGTTGCGTTGCCCTGGAAGAGAGTCTTCTGAAGCTTGTTTGCAATGGCGGTTACGCCACCAGCAAGCTCTGAAGAAATGCCGTTGAAAGGCGAGCCACCCTGCGTAAGGGCGAACTGGCTCTTCAGCGTGATCCCGCGGCGGCTAGCAAGCACAGAGACGTTAGTCGTCTGGCGAGCGTACGTGTTGGAATCATCCGTTACGGTGCCGGTCTCCGTCTGGAAGACGGCGTCACCGTAAGCGGTCTGCTGGTTGAACGCGTGCACGAGGCCGTTTGCCGGCTCCTTGCGGATGCGCTCAAACATTGGGAAGCGCTTTACGAACAGCGAATAGAGGATTGGCTCAAGGTCCTGTCGGATAAGAGCCGTTCCGCCGCTGGAGTCCAGCAGCTTCGTGATGTTCGGATTGGCTGCCGCAAGGCGGTTAAGGATATCAGCCGAAGCCTGCTTCCCCGTCTCACGACCGGCCTGAATGTCAAGTGCTTCGCCAAGCTCAGATGTGTTCATCTTGCCGAACTTCTTGCGAAGTTCGCGCTGAACAGCATAAGCCTCGGCGACGTCTAGGTTATCGCCGCCATCACGGGCAACGATTGCGGTGTCGTTCAGGGACTCAAGTCCCTTGTGAACGTCCTGCAGCTTCTCGCGAAGTGAGTCGCTCATAATTTATTACTCCTGTGCGTCAAGAAGACGCGCGATGAATGGGTCCAGCCACGGGGCCTTCTCACCATTCGTGGATTTTGTGGTCTCTACGCCCACATGCTTGCGACCCATTGGGACGTTGATCATGCGACCAACGACATCAAGGGCCTTGGCAAGTTCTCCCTCGACCTTGGCCTTGTCTGCCACCAGTTCAGTCAGTTCCTTCTTGAAGGAAACGACTTCCTGCTGGGCAGCTAGGGCTGCGTCGAGCGCCGACTTGGCGATGGCAGCGACTTCCTCCAGAGAAGTAGCGGCAGCATCTTCGGCAACCACATCCGAGGCGGCTTCAGCAGCGACCTCAGCGGGGGCTTCCTGAACGACCTCAAGGGTCACTTCAGTATCAGAAATTGGGGCCTCTTCCACCACTGGCTCGCCGTCCTTCTGGACGCCAAGACCAGCAAGAACCGCATCGCGGTCCTCATCGGTGAGATCGGCAAGAATCCCGTTGATGCCAACAAGAACCTGATCGCTAACGCCACTCTTGTAGCGCGAGCTCTGGTTTCCGTCAGCTACAGGAGCCTGGGGCTCCTCAACTGGACTCGGTGCTGGTGCCGGTTCCGGAGTCGCCTCAGGAGCTGGCGCAGGTGTAGGTTCAGGTGCTGGGGTAGGAGTTGGCTCAAAAGCCTTCTCGGTGACAAGCTCGGCACCAAGATCCTGAAGCGTTGCAATTGCAGGGCTAACTTCAGCCTCGCATGTGCATTCGCCCTCGGCGCAGGTGCAGTCCTTCTCGGCAGAGGCAAGGATTGCCTCTGGAGCGGTCTCTTCAGCCTTTTCAGCAGCAGCCTCTGGCGCGGCCTCTTCGGCTGGCTTTGCGGAAACAGCGGACGAATCTCCGTCCGTGCTGACCGTAACGGTCACGCGGGTCTTCTTCTCTAGATCAATGGTCTCGTCCCCAGCGGCGGTCTCAACGACCTCCCCGGCGACGAGAGCCTTCTCGGTCTCTGACATTTCTGTCTCCTCGTCTTCTTCCGCCATAGGGAGCGGATTAACTTTGGTGAGAGCGCTGACCTTTTGGCCAACGAGCATCTCAGTTGCTTCCCAGTTCCCCTCTTCGCCCTCATAAATGCGAACAAGAGCTGCTGGATCTTCTGGTGTGGCTTCAATTGAATACTCTGCACCTTCAGCACCAAGAGTGCCTTCAGTCATAACGTACTCAACAGCGCCGCACATTGTCTCGCCGTCCTCATTGGACCAGAGAACCCAGTCTCCAGCAATGACGGAGCCAGCCTCTGCCTTAGAGCTTACTTCTGTCTCTGACTTCTCTTCGGCAGTAGGTCGCGTCGCCTCACGGAGCGTTGACATCTTATGCCCAACACGCACATCGCTTGGCTTTGAGCCCTGCCATACGCGGATAAGAACTGCGGGGTCGCCTTCTTCAGCATTGATGACAACAGACGAGTTTGGGACGTTGATTGAACCCTCGGTCACGACTCGCTCAATTGCACCCTCGGCTGGCCCGCCGCTGGAATTCCAGCGAACGTAGTCCCCAACCTTAAAGCGCGCCCCGTCAGCCTTTGTCTCAGGCGAACGCAGGCTCTTAAGGGCGCTCTGCAAATAAGAGCGCTGGTTAGCAGGGATGCCGACAACCGACGCCTCAAGGAGGCGAACATTGTCAATGACGTATGACTCCTTGCCGTCTTCGCCCTTGCGCTTGCCAACCTTCTCAACTCGAGCGCCGATTGAAAGCCCAAGCTTAACGCCGCGCTTAATAGCACGGTAGGTCTTCATGGCAAGTGGGTTCTCGTCTTCGCCGACAACGCGGACATCAATGTCTAGGTCGTAGACGTCTTGGTTGGTTTCCCGGTCAAACCTCTTGACAATTGTGGCATCTGTAACCGAACCAAAAAGATCGTCTGGAACATTGTAGTTGTGGTTAAGGAAGACGGTCATGTTCTGCTTGGCGGTCTCCTCCATAGACTTGAGGGCCGCAAGGGTCATCTCGTCGCCGTGCATATCCACAATGGTGGATGAGGTCGTGCCCCGGACCCTAAGGTCACCGTTCTCAGCCTCGTAGGCCTTGAGGGCATTCGTATAAAGCTTAAAGTCCACTGAACCTCCAAATACGGTTGGTTGACTGCCTAATACTTCACTTTATGCTTAACCGTGTCAAGACCTGATGTTTCTGCTAGGTTTTACCACCTTTTCAGGGGCATAATACAACGATTGTAACATATTAAATGCACCTATATGATCTACGAGTAAGATTCCTTAACCCTATCTAAATTAAATCATAACATTCGTGCTATAATCTCCGAATGTCGCAGTGCACGCTATGTGGTGAAATCAACTACTCTGGCGATCAGATCAAGGATCTGGCTAGGTCGCTGATCCGACTCCAGAGGCAAATTCAGCCAGTCATAGAGTCCTACGAGAAGGGTCGCCGATCCCACCCCCGCTGCGCTTCCTGCGGCATCCTTGCCGGCCAAGAGCACCTTGTGACCGAGCTCGTGCCAGAACCCATGATCCCAAGGGCAAGGGGGCAGAAGAGGTACAATGTTTGCCAGTGGTGCTACGCGGACCTTCACAAGAGCCGCCAAAGCGTCCCTCAGCGCCGAAAGATCGCCATCCAGGTGGACGAGATGCTCAAGGGGGAGGACGAAGAGACAGCAGACACAGATATTGACAGCATCATGCGAGCCATTCATAATGAGCTTGCGATATTCAATGGCACATCGCCACGCCAGAGACCTGGACATTTGACAATTGACCCGATTGAGGAACAGGAGCCAGAAGATGACGACGCCGAGCGTTGAGTCAACATTGGAGGTTCAGTTCACAGACGGGACCTTTGTTGTGCCAGTATGGTGGGCGAAGGCCCTTAACAAAAGAACGGTGAATTATGTCAATGGGAAGCGTGTAGTGGATTGCCCTATTGACGAAATGCGTAGATATGTCAATACTGACGCAGTTGAGACTATTTGGTCCAATGCGATTAGGCAGCGGCGTAGCGGAAGGTAAAAATGGCTGAGCAGCGATCTCTTATTCAGCGCCTCTTTGGAGGCGGCCCGCAGCAGGTGACCGAAAAAGCAGCCCCATCGCTTGTCCCAGATGCGGGACCATACGCGCGCGGCGCATATGGATTAAACACAATTACCAAGATGAGCACCGAGCAACTACGGCGATGGTCGCGCGGCAATCCTTGGATTCGTGCCGCCGTTAACCTGCGCCGAACACAGATCAGCCGAGCAAAGTGGGACATCGTCAGCAATGACGCTGGCGACAGCCCGGACCCAAGGACTGTACAGAAACTTCGTGATCTTTTCCGGCGACCAAATCCAAAGGGTGAATCTTGGCGCTCGTTTATTGAGCCTGTGATTGAGGACATTCTGGTTCTTGATCAGGGCGCAATTGAAATTGAGAGGAAGGTTGGATCTCGCGTTGGCGCAGACCCAATCGCCTACCTGTGGAATAAGGACGCCGCCCGTATCGCCTTTGACACTACCTGGGATGGCAGGGACGAAAGTAAGCCGCGGTACTACGAAATGGACGGCGCGGGCAAGCAGCTTGCCGTTTACAGGAATGACGAACTTATCGTGGTGATTGCCAACCCAGTTACCTATAGCCCAATCGGACTTTCTCCGCTTGAAGTGCTTTCAGAAACAATTATCGCAGACCTTGATGCTGCCGCGTACAACGCCAAGGCAGTATCGCAGGCGGCACCTCCTGGCGTTCTCCATCTAGGGGAAGGTGTTCGCCCAGACCAGGTTGACTCATTCAAGGCATATTGGGAAGCAGAAGTTGCCGGTAAGAGCCAGATTGCAATCACTGGCGGAGGCAAGGGGATGCAGTGGCTCCCGCTTGCAGCGTCCAATCGCGACATGCAGTTTATGGAGTGGCAGGTCTACCTTGCCCGAAAGATCTGTGCAGTATTCGCAGTGCAGCCACAGGACATCGGCATCTCCTTTGATGTAAATAAGAGCACGTCGGAGACCGGGGCTGCGTTCACCTACGACAACGGGATTGTTCCGCTCGCTGAGTTGATCGCCGAGTACCTGACTCGAGAGGTTGTGGCAAGGTATGACAGCGACCTCCGCTTCGTCTTCACGGAGATCGGAAGAACCGCCCAGCAGACGATTGCGGAGTACAACAAGATGGCGCTTGGTGGCCTTCCGTGGCTTCGCATCAACGATGCCCTCCGCGAGCGCGGTCAGGACGGCATTGGTGAGATCGGAGACCAGATTCTCTTCCAGACCCCGAAGGGCTATGTCCCGTCGGATCGCTACGGGGAATACCTTGACACCGTCGTGTTCGGCAATGCTGCCGTAAACGAGCCGCCAACCCCAGATGGCTCAGGTCCAGAGGGAATTCCAAGCGGAGAAGACATGGAGCCAGATCCAGGGTCTTCCAACACGCCAAACCAGAACCCATCCGACCCTGAGACTGACGAGACCAAGGCGGCGGGGGATTCAATCATTGTTTCCGACATTGACGGCATCTTGAGCGCTTCTGACGGTAGCGATAATGTCAATGAGAATGTCGCAGACTACCTGCGCCAGAAGTCTGACACGCACCGAATTTTCATCATTAGCTCTAGGTCGGTGAAGCGCCTTGAGGAAACACGCGCATGGCTTGAGGAGAATGACATTCCTCACGACCAGATTCATCTAAGTGATTTCCCAGCTAGCTCTAGTCTTCAATTCAAGAAATACAAGATGTCTAAGATTCTTAAGGAAAACGTTCGTGTCGTTGAGGCAATTGAGAACGACCCTGAAGCACGAGATGCCTATGAAGCACTTGGCGTTCCGCAGGTTCATGGTCCATCAGATGTTTCGGAGAAGTACGCTGCTGCGGATTACTCTGGAATTAGCCTAAACGTTCCTTCTGCAGTAAAGTCTGAGGCGAAGCGTGGTCTTGACTGGAGAAAAGAATTCGGACGCGGCGGCATTGGGCCAGGTCAGACAACGGCACGAATGCTCATCAGCAACACCATGACAATCCCGCGCGCTCGCAAGATGCGAGCATTCCTTGCCCGTCACGAAGTTGACAAGCAGGGTGAGGGCTTTAAGCCGGGTCAGCCTGGCTTCCCTTCGGCTGGACGTATTGCGTGGGCGCTCTGGGGCGGAGATGCTGGGGTTGCGTGGTCAAATAAAATCATGCGCCAAGTTGAGGCAAGGGAAAAGAACCGATGAGTTCTACAGAGAGAATCTCTATTGTTTCTCGTGGCGATAATATTTTTGCAATAGTTGAAGATCTTACAGGGAAAATTATTAAAGACAATATTGAGGGAGAGCAGAATGCTCAGTATGAAAAAAATGCTGTTCTGCCACTATATCAAGAGTTTCCACTGCCGCCGACTGGGCCGCGACCTCTTCCTTGAGCGATAAGACATACCACCCACAGCCGTGCTACTGTCTTCCCTGCCGAGTGATGTCGGCTGAGAAAGTAAAGGAAAAGAAGGGGGGATCGGATGATTCGCGATTACTTCGGGGCGTACTGGGAGGGACACGAGCGCAACGGCTACGTCGCCGACTACCCAAGAAGTAAGTGAAGAGATCTCAAATCAAAAGGAAGATCCGGCATAAGGACCCAGTCACCCTTGCCGCAGCCCAAGAGGTCTTTAAAAGAGACGGTGGGTGTGTGGGGCCAAAGATTGGCATGATGGGCCTGTGCGGTACCCAGTTTGGCCCGTCCGACAGGTTTGGGCTTGAGCTTGACCATGTGAATGGGTCCGGGCTGGGGAAGAGGGGCCCGTCTATCCCGCAGAATCTCGTATCCCTCTGCGGCCTTCACCATCGGCTGAAGACGGAGCAGTCTAGGGTCTGGAGGCCCCTGCTTAACGAATACCTTCATAAGTTCTACGGTCAGTAGGCGAAGACCAGGCTCCCCTTGACATGTCAATGGGAGGCCCTTAGAATATGCCAATGAAGATGGAAGGAGCGACCAAATGGCAAACTGCGTGAATTGCGGAAAGCAGGTCACGTCGCCTGAGGCCGCTCGGTGCTGGTGGTGCAACCACAAACACCGTTCCACTTCGGCTCTCGCGTCGCTTGAGGTCCGAGCGGGCGAGATTCTAGTACTCAAGAGCTCTGGGATGACGATGGTGGAGATTGCAGGGAAGCTTGGAATCAGCCGCCAGCGCGCATATCAGATTCTTGGAAAGGTGAAGAAGTGACAGAAACTCGAGAAATTGAGTTGGAGCTTCGTGGTCGCTCGTGCCTTATGGCGGCTCTTGATTCGCATGAGATCGCAGCCACGCTTGGTGATAATCAGGCAAGCGAAAAGGAGAGCATCCTGCTTTCCGTGGTAGCGGACGCACACGAACTTCTTGAGGCAGAGCTTGCAGAGTCTGGCGAGATCCTTGACCATGAGGGTCGCCTCTGGGTTAATCGCGGGATCAGCCTAGCCTGCGAGGAGTGGCTCCGATCACCGGATGACATTAACACGGTAGGTGTCTAAACTTAGTGGAGAAAAGGGGAGGCAATGGCGCCTTATGCAGCGCGCGACATGCGCGCATATCTGGCAGGTCATTGACGACTCTTGCATTCCCCACGATGTTGTGGCAAAATACCTTGAGTGCCACCCGCAGTACCTTCGGGACCTGAGGTTCGGGCATGTGAAGATGAGTCAGCCGATGAGGGCTAAGATTAGCGACTTCCTCGGAGTTGCTGAGGAAGAATTATTTGGTGAGTATCTGCGCAGAGCAGCAGAGCTCAAGAAGGGTAGGTAAAAGAGATGGCTTACGGAAATAACCCAGCGCCAGAGAAGCGCAAGGCATTCGCGGCAGACTACGTAGAGGTAGCAGACCGAATCAGGGCGTGGTACGAAACGTATCCGAACGCTCGGATTGAGACCGAGATTATCTCCATCAGCGACAAGCTTGTTGTTGTTAAGGCACAGGCATTCCGCGGTGAGACCCCAGACGAGAAGCCGGCAGGGGTTGGTCACTCGTCAATGAATATCCCAGGCAGCACGCCATACACGCGCGGTTCGGAGTTGGAGAACACCGAGACGAGCGCCGCTGGTCGAGCACTTGTGATGGCCGGTCTTCCCTCCAAGAAGGTTGCGTCTGGTGACGAGATTCGCGCCAAGGCTGGAACTGCACCAAAGGCAGATCCAATCGTTGCTGCGGCTAAGGACATCTTTGGCGACATTGAAATCAAGGAGAGCCCGATTGTCACCAACTGGCTTGATGCGATTGATGTTGCGAACGATGCCGCTGAACTACAGAGGGTTGGGCAGGATATCGCTGGTCTTGATTTGACCGACAATGAGCGCGGGCTGCTTCAGAACGCTTGGAAGAACAAGCGCGCGAAGTTTGCTTGATGGAGTTGATCCGTTACGAAGAGCGGCACCCAGAACATATCAGCGTTAGCGAGCTAAGAGAGTTTCTCTCTTGCCCGCTGCGCTGGTGGTACAAGTATCGCCTTGGTCTCTGGACTGATAAGACCACGCCATTCTTTGCGCTAGGAACCGCTGTCCACTCTGGCTTACAGCACTGGTACGAGCCAGTTGCCGGGGCAAAGAAGCAGGGCGATCTTGGCAAGGCATATGAGGCGTATAAGACAACCTATGCAATTGAATCTGCCAAGGTTGACTGGATGTCAGAGAAGGATGCAGACCCAATTGGTCAGCAGGCGATGGGCCAGGAGATGCTCCGCGCGGCACTCACCGAAGGCGACCCTTGGGTCGCTCATGCGGTTGAGCGCACGATGTTTGCCGAGATTAAGCACAGCCGACTTGGCAAGTTGCCGATAAAGCTAAAGGCACAGGTGGACATGATCACAACAACGAAGGATGTTGTTGAGCACAAGACCGCATCGAGGAAGTGGGAGGCGGGAAGGGAGCACGGAGACATTCAGGCAACCGCATATGTTCTCGCTGTTCGCGAAAACTTTGATCATGACCCAGAAGTAACTTTTAACATCATCAGCAAGAGCGCGAAGTCGCCAAACGTTGATCGTAGGGTTACACGCAGGGGGCAGGACTCCCTAGATAAACTCTACATCTCGGTGAGGGCGTTTCTTGACGCGCAGGAGAAAGGGGTCTATCCTAACCCTTCATCGTGGGCGCACGCGACATGTGAGTACAGGGAGATTTGTGATAAATGGGAAAGTCATCCGCAACTACTTCCAGAGCGAAAGATCCTAAAGACGATGGTTCCGGGGCTGCGCGAAGCGAGGGAAGTAAAGGAATAGCAGGGAAAACGCTGCCACAGTGGCTATCGCACGTGGTTTCAGTCGGCAATAAGTCTGGAGCCGTTGGAGATTTCCTTGCTGCTGTCAGCGGAAAGCCTCTCACCAAGGCGCAGTACGCCAGAATGGCAAAGATCTACAAGGAATACCCGCTTGGGATTGAGGATTTGATGTCAGTGATCTGCTATGTGGCGATCAAGGACACAAAAGGCGACCAGTTGGACTATTTACAGAAAATTGTTGACAAAAAAAGAGGAAAGAAGAGGGAGAGCAATGATGAGCGAGGCTTCAGCCGTGATGAATACGTTGAATCCTGATACTGCGATGTACGAAAGCGGAATTCTGACCAAATCTGGCGTACCAGAGAGGTATTTGCCGCACTCGTTTGACAATTTTTCCGTAACTGACAAAACGGCGAAGGC